TGGGGTGACACGGTAGATCCCATGCCCTACCTCCAGGCAGAAGAAACCCCTGAGCCGGTAAAGCCTGAGCCCGTGGAAATCGCAAAACCCCTCCCACCAGGTGTCCCCATAAACAAACCTGAACCGGTACGACCCAAACCAAAATGGAAACCCTCTGCAGCACTCGCTCGCGGATTCAACCGGATTCGGAGGGCAGTGAAATGACTGAGGAACACAACGACACAACAACGGTGAAGGTGTCAATGCGCGACATTTACCAGGAAGTGCAAAGGCAGGGCAAACTGCTGGAGAAAATTGCAAACTCCCTCCCTGACGCTGAATCAAAGATTGAGGACCACGAGAACCGCCTGAGGAAACTTGAGCAACGCATGTGGCAGAGTATCGGCGCGTTTGGATTCTTGGCTGCAATCGTCAGCCCGTTAGTAGCGGTGATGACCGCGTGAGTGGGGGATGTTGTGACTGTGATCCGGCGTGTAATAGATGCCTACCTGAAAGGGTTGAAACACATTATGAGTAAACCATCCTGGAAGAACCGTAGACGCTACATCCTGGCCTCATTCGTCATTGGAGCTGTGATGCTTATCGGCTCCACAATTGCAACGTTGACCGGCACAATGACAGACATCAGCGATTTGGTCACGGGTGGGGTGGCACTGATAACATTGATTCTCACCAGCTACATTTTCGGTGCAGTGTGGGAAGATAAATCACTACATAAAGGAGAGAACCCTGATGGATAAGGTTAGAGAGTATTTCAGTTTCGCTGGGGAGCGTGCAGTGAAAACTGTGGCCCAGGTTGCTATCGCCACGATTGGTGTGAACGCTGTGGGCCTGTTGGATGTGGATTGGGTGCAGGTGTTGTCTGTGGCTTCACTCGCTGGTGTCATGTCTTTGCTCACCTCAGTGCTCACCTACAATAAGGCTGCACAGTAATGGCAGACGTTGATTTGATGGAGAACCTTGACGGCTACAGTGTCCCTGTAGATCCGATGGACCTGCTCCAATGTGACTCCTGCCAGTGATACACTCAATGTAAGGCCATGTGCCTCTCTTGGGTGAAACCCCTCAGCTTTCCACCGGCTGGGGGGTTTTGCTATTCACTGAGCCATGCGTACACAGTACGGCGTGTGACGCCTGCTTTTTTCGCTAGGGTCTTGATGCTTACACCTTGCAAGTATTGTTCTCTGACACGGCTCCTGAGCTCTGCTGTGACCTTTTCTACACGCGCTAGCTGCCATGCTCTGAGGTCTGCTAGTTGTTCGAGTGTCTGATCTGCTAGGTCGTAGTTTCCAGGAATCATCATGGGCACTACTATACACGCCGATAGAAGAATGTGTTGCACTTTTGCTGTGTACCTGTGTACACTCCTGAGTAACCCAAAGAAAGGTGGAAACAAAATGGGTGCTTTCAACAAAATAGATGCACGATTCCAGGAGGCCATGGATTTGGCAATGACCTCACACAACAAAGAGCTCGCTGACACTGTGGCGTGGTATCGAGCACACTTTGACCAGCTGCCTGCTGAACTAATGCGTGCGATCCTCACTGATGAGGCTTTCTTCCAGAAGGCTCTCACGGTGTGGGACAACACGCGGTTCAGCCCTAAGCCTGCAAGCGAGCATGTGGCTTTGCAGCTTCCTATTGTGAGGCGTAGGGATTTGCGTGAACCCAAACCCTCTTATCGGTGTGCGCTCATCTGGTCGCTGATTGGTGTCACACTTTTGACCGGTGTTGCACTTCTGGTGATGGCCTGATGAGGTGGTGGGTGGTGTTTGTGGCAGGGGCTTTGTTCCTCCTGCTGCCTGGTGCTATCAATCCGCTTGCAGTGATCAACGGATCTACTCTTATCGGCCTGGGTCTACTGGTTTGGGCTTCATTCAATATCGTGAAAGGTGAACGGCAATGATGGATGTTCAGGTGGAGGGGCGTGAGGTGCGTGTGCGTCTCATGGATGATGTGTTCCAGATGGAGGAACCTGGGACAGTGTGTTTGACTTTGAAGCAGGCTCAGGTGTTGCGGCGTGCCCTAAACGCACTCAACCATTACCAGTCTCTGGATGAGGAGGGGGAGGATGGATAACACCTATAACCTTACCCAGCTGAATGACTATGACTTTAGCGAAGCTGTATCGAAAGCGATTCATCAGAGACACTCCTGGAAAGAGTTTCTGCAGCCTAACGTCATAGAGCGCACGCGATCAGCATTAGTCAGACTGAAAGTGGTTCTGATAGCTCAGGTGAAAACTTTTGATGAGGATGCTGACCCTGACTGGATCCGTAGGATTCACCATAAAATGCGCGTTATTGATAACAGGATGACTGAGGTGAACACTCAAATCAAGACTGACAATAAGCGTGAGACAGCTTCAGTTCACGCCATGTCTCAGAGGTGGAGTGGGTTTGCTTATGAGCTGGCTTGTGCTTTGCGAGAATCGGATAAAGCTTTCATGCTGGATAAGATTTTCCTGGAGGACATTGCTGCCGGTGAATGGATTATGCGAAGAGAAGAAATACTCCAGCAAAAACGATTGAAGGCTAACGCTCTGCTGGGAGAGTCCCAGCCCACACCCCATAACGCTCATCATTCTCTGTCGCGTACATGAAGCACGCATCTTTGATGGGGCACTCATCACACAGGGCACGCGCAAGCTTGATCGCGTACTCCCTAGTGTGTTTGTCAGGGAAGTCCTCAGGGAAGAACACCTCAGGACAATCCATACACGGGGTCCTGCCCACAGTGTCTACGGCAGCCATCAGGGTTGAGTAGTGTCTGTGGTGGGTCATAACCTAAGACTATAAGAAAGGTGGAAACAAATGGGACAACGTAGTGAAGCTGAGAAGCTCGCTGACCTGATTATCCAGGAATGGATCTCAGCATATTCTGACAACGGTGCTATCTGGACTAAGGCTGCTGACGAGTTGCGGAAAGCTAAAGAGGCTGAGGCACAGCAGGTCATTGATGAGGCTTTGCAGATTGCGCGAGACCGGTGGGAGCTGATGCACCATGCTGGGTCCTAACCAGTTTGTTTCCTCGAAGCAACTGTTTGAGGCTGACTGGTTGCGAGCCCGTAAAGAGGGTGTCACTGCTACACAGGTGGCTAAGGCTTCGACTCCTGCAGGGTTTGAGCAGGCTGTGAGGGATTGGTTTGAGGACTTTGTGGAGATTGATAACCCTTACATGAAGTTTGGTAGGGACATGGAACCTGTCCTGGCCAAGTTTGTGCATGAACGTCACGGGATTCTCCCTAACGATTGGTTGCTCGCTAACGCTGAAACGCCTTGGCACTTAGCAACACCTGACGGTTTGTCTCTGGATCACACTGTGATTGCGGAGATAAAGACCACCGGTAAGGAGTGGAATAGTATTCCGCTGCAGTATCGGAGGCAGATGCAGTGGCAGTTACATGTGACAGGGGCTGAGAAGTGTTTGTTTGTGTGGATGTTGCGCATTGATGTGGAGGGTGTGTATGCACCAGCCTGGTTTGAACCTGAGACCCAATGGGTCTACCGTGATGAGGACATGATTGATGAACTGAAAGACACGGCTGGAAAGTTGTGGGAGAGGATTCACCTTGGATAGGAAAGATGTGAACTTGTTGAGGGTTGCGGATAAGTATGTGGCGGATTTGCGTGCCACACAGAAGCCTGACCTGTGGAAGGACTACTACAAACTGGAGTCTAAGATTTTGGCTCAGAAGGTGGGGAAGAAATGAGCACTGTGCCTGATGTGACTATCATCATGATTCCGATTGATGAGGATTTGTATCAGCGGCTTCTTGTGGTGGCTAACAGGATGGGTGTGAGTGTCCCTGATGTGGCAACACTTGCACTGTCCACATATTTGGAGGAGGGGTGATGGTGAAACTGCATGAGATTACCCCTGACCTGGTGAGGGAGTTGTCCGATAAGTTGGAGCAGGATGAGATCCGGTCCCTGGTGGCTGCTGAGGTGAGGGAGCTGTCCGATCAGTACAAGTTCTCGAAGGTGGAGACGATGGAGTTGCTTGCTCGCTGTCAGGTGCGTGCTATCAAACTGGAGAACCTGGGTGTGTCTAGGTCAGAGGTTGCCCGTATGTTTGATGTTGATGTGAGGACTGTTGCCAAATGGGTGAGGTCTGATGTGCAGATACCGGTGAAGGGGTGGAGGAATGGCTAGATTCAATCTTGCAGATTACGAGACAGTGGAAGAGCGTATCAAACGCTTTTATGGGGACTGGCCTGATGGCCGGATCCTGACAGAGAACGAAACCATCCCTGAGTACCGGCTTGAGAAGATTTGGGTGGTCAGGGCGATGGTGTACCTGACTGGTGAGGATGTGGACAGGGGTTGCCCTAAGGCTTCTGGTCTCGCGTATGAGGTGGACAGTGCTTCTGGTCCTCAGGCGGCTTCAGCACTTGAGGTGTGTGAGACTTCCGCTATTGGTAGAGCTCTCGCAAATGCTGGGTACTCAGGAAACAAGCGTGCCTCTCGTGAGGAGATGGAGAAGGTTGCACGCTTTGAGGAGAAAGCCAAAGAGATTGACTGGCTTGCTGAAGCAGCGAAGCTACAGAATGTGGACCAGTTGAGAGTACTATGGGCTGAAGCATCCAAACAGGGTGCATCCCCTGAGGTACTGGAGAAACTGAAAACTCATGCAACAGCACTCACCCCTGCTGGCCTCAGTGAGCGAGCTGAGCCAAGCGTACCTGGAAGCTCAAAGGGCAAAAGATCTGCTGCTAAGTGAGTTCTGGAAGGATGAGTTGTGCAGAAGGTTGGTGAGTGTTTGTGATTCCATCACAGATAGCGAAGGATCTAGTAGAGCTCACGCAGACTAATCGTAAGGGTGTTGAGGCCCTGTATGAGGCTGAGACTGAACTTGCTGAGGCTGAGTCTGAGCTGGATAGGTGTGAGGCTCAGGAGTTTCTGAACGCTACAGGGTCTGTGGCTGAGAGGCAGGCTACAGCGAAGCTTGCGTGCGCTGAGGTACGGTTCCAGCGTGATCTGTCTAAGGCGAAGGTGAACCGGATCAGGACCAAGATGCGCTCGATTGAGTCTGAGCTGATGGCGTTGGCTACAGCTGCCAAGATTCTCCAGGCGGAGATGAAACTATGACAGCGGTGATGACCCCTGAGGAGTTCCTGGAATGGCTTGAGGACTTCGAGCCTGAGAAGAAGTAAATATATATGTCACATAAGTCATAATCGTGGACCTGCTGGGAATCGAACCCAGGTCCTAACACAGTCGCTTGCGCGGTTTCTGTGCCAGTCGAAACCATCCAGGCCCTTGATAAGGTTAGCTTATGGCGGTCCCTAAGAAGGTGTTGAAGCTCGTGCAGGCGCGTGACTCGCACTGTTACCACTGTGGCCTGGAGGAGGACCTAGTGCCACATCACCGGATCAATAGAGGGATGGGCGGATCTAAACTGTTGGACACCCCAGATAACTTGATGATGGTGTGCAGTCGCTGGAACGGTGACATGGAAAGTAACGCTGAGCTCGCTGCTACAGCCCGTGGGTGGGGGCA